AATAGCCTAACAAAAGAATTTTACATAAACCATAGGAGAAGTAAAAATGACAGCAGCAACAGATTATTTAGAAAACGAAGTACTAGATCACATATTAGGGAAAGGCACAAGTGATTTTGTTAGTCCAGCCAATTTATATGTAGGATTATTCACATCCGCAGTAGATCCTGAAGTAGGAACAGTGGTTGAAGTAGCGGGTAATGCTTATGCAAGGACATCAGTTACATTCGGTGTTGCAGCAGGTGGTTCAACTGCCAATACAGGTGATGTTACATTCCCAACCGCATCCGGTGGTGACTGGGGATTAGTGAACAATGCAGGTATCTATGATGCAGCAACCGATGGTAACTTGTTGTTTTATGGTGCTTTAACAGTATCCAAGACAGTAACGGATGGTGACACATTCCAGATTAGTGCTGGATCACTAAGCATTGCATTGGCATAATTAAATGGCACTAATATCAGGGGTATTAACAAACTATGTTGAGGATGGTTATATCAATGACCAAGACGACTTCATGGTTAATGGTATCCTTGATGTTGGCTTTACGATTAGTGCTGAATTAACCCAATCAGGTTGGACACATGAAGCAGTATTCACCCCTACTGCTAATTTCAGTATACAAGCATCGCTAGAAATAGCACATTTAACCCATGAAGGTGAGTTAGATGCTACTGCTAATTTCAGTATACAAGCATCACTAGAAATAACACAGTTAACCCATGAGGGTGAATTAGATGCTACTGCTAATTTCAGTATATCAACTACGCCAACCATTATATTATATAAGTTTGGTGAATTAGATATTGAGATTGTTGCATCAACAGATACAACAGCATCTAAACAAATGGTAGCAGAAGTAGATGTGTCATCATCATTCACCCAATCTACAACAGCATCAAATCTAATAACAATAGATGCCGAGGGTAGATATGGCTGGGATAACCCCTCCGATTGGGATAATTGGGGCATTTGGCGGAACACTTGGACATTACCTACTGATTTTAATACAACTATATTAGGTGGGTATGTTGTTGAGGGTGAATTAGATATATCATCATCTATGGTATATGAATGTGCAATAGACGGTCGTCTATCAGGTGATATACTGTGTGAGATAAGCAGTGATATGTACACTGTGGGGAATTTGACTGTAACTGGGGGTGTGAGTATCAACACATCATTTGGTGCAACTGTCACAGCATCAAATAATACCAATGCTTTGTGTGCTATATCAAGTTCATTTACATCAGACACTTATGGTATTAATATAAAGGCGGCAGGTCTAGAGGTAGATGCCTCATTCACCACCTCTGCATTGGCTAAAAATAATATTAATACAGGACTGGATATATCAGCATCGGTATCATCCACTATTGCTTGTGGAATGGTCTACCGTGTAACTAGTGATATAACAAGTTCATTTACCCAAACAACCAGTGGGGTATTCAAAACCACGGATTACAATAGATATATAACTGTTGCACCTGAAACCCGGATAATTACCATCAGTGAAGCACCTGAAACCCGGATAATAAGCATCAGTGAAGCAACAAGGGTATTAGTGATACCTAGTAAAATACAAACAAGGAATGCAGCATAATGACTACAGGATTTTTAAAAGACAGAATAGGGAATTACATACAGCAAGACCCACAAGCAACATTGGATTATACAATTGATTGGGGGGAATGGATCGCAGTAAATAATGTGGTCGTAACCAGTAGTTGGGGAATTGAAAGTATTGAGAATGATAATACACCAATGACCACCTCATCTAATGGTTTTGACCCCCTTTTAAGCACAACATACATCGTGTTATCAGGCGGTACAGTAGGAAATCATTATCGTATTACTAATACCATCACAACTACGAATAACCTTACAGAAGAAAGGTATTTTAGAATATTTATAATGGACAGATCAGCATGACATCTGCTACATTAAAAGAAGAAGACTACACTGTAACCAAAAGAGGGTTGTTCATCAAGAAATACAACTCTAAAAAGGCAGACAAGGAAGGGGTAGTTATATCATATAAAGAAATTGAAATGTTTGCAAAATACTTTTGTCCTATGACTGATATGGCAAAATACTTTGGTGTATCAGAAGCGGTAATTCGTAAGCATTTCACCCAAACAGTTATTCAAACCCAAACAAAGGTTAAACAACGAATCAGACAAAAACAAGTATCAATGGCATTAGCAGGGGATAAAACACTTCTTATATGGCTAGGTAAGAATTATTTAGACCAATCAGATAATGGCGTTAAGAATGATGATGCTAAACAACCACTTCCATGGGACGATGAATAATGAAAATAGTAGGTAACATAGGTTCAGCAAATATGATTCGTTTAGAAAGCGATCTACAACGGTTGAATATCCGTTATTGGTTAGAAGATAGTGATGAATTCTATCGTAAAACAAAAGAACCAATTCTATATACACCATCAGTATATACAGATGATAACCAATATATCGGTTACACTGTATCTGGGGTGAAGATGTGGTTGGATCAACATGCCATCTGAATGCATCATTGCATTAGTTGTCGGACTTATATTCGGGGTGATACTTAAACTAGCACAAGACCTACTAAACAAAAAGGATGACTGATGCTTAGTCAATGGCAACAAACAGTTACCGATGCCGAAGAACGATTTAAAGTGGTGATGGCAGGTCGTCGTGCAGGTAAAACTTATTTGGCAATGCGAGAACTAGGGAAAGTGGCACGATTCCCTGATAAACAGTTGTTTTATGTAAGTCCTACTTATAGACAATCAAAACAGGTAATGTGGAAACCATTAAAGGCTAAATTAAGAAAATTAAACTGGTTAGCAGATACCAATGAAACTGAACTAACAGCAATATTAGTAAACGGAAGTACTATAGCACTTAAAGGGGCTAATAACCCTGATTCACTTCGAGGGGTTGGGTTGGATCATGTAGTATTAGATGAGTTTGCATACATTCACTCTGATACATGGACAGAAGTACTAAGACCAACCTTATCTGATACAGGAGGTAGTGCATTGTTCATATCCACCCCTGCTGGCAAAGGTAATTGGTCATATGATATGTACCAGAAAGGACAACAACGACTGCAGGGGTGGCAGAGTTGGCAATACACCACATTAGATGGTGGCAGAGTACCAGTAGCAGAAATAGAACAAGCAGAACACGACTTAGATGAGAGAACATTCAGGCAAGAATACCTTGCATCATTTGAGACATATGCAGGATCAATATACTACACATTTGATCCTAAGACACATGTTGTGCCATATAAGGGTGCACTTGGAAGGATTAAAAACCTACATATAGGAATGGATTTTAATATATCCCCAATGACAGCATCAGTCGGTATTAAAAATAGCACTGGTCTGCATATCATAGATGAAATTACAATGTATGGTAGTAATACAAATGAAATGGCAGTAGAAATTAAAAATAGATACCCAGATAACAAGATTATTGTATATCCCGATCCTGCTGGTGTACAAAGAAAAACTTCTGCCAATGGACAAACAGATATTAAAATACTAGAACAAGCAGGATTTAGAACAAAGTACCATAGACGACACCCAGAAGTGAAAGATAGGAACAATGCAGTCAACTCAGCATTCCATTCAGGTAAGGTTAAAATTGATCCGAAGTGCAAGGAATTAATAAACTCATTAATCAAACACGAATATAAGCCTGATACGCAAATACCTGATAAAACAAGTGGATATGACCATTACAGTGATAACTTCGGTTATCTATGTGAGTATTTGTTCCCAATCAGAAGAGATAAGGGGGAATTTGATGAATCAGAGACCTTTGGTATGGGAACTTTTTAATAAATATAATTTAAGGAAATGATATGTATAACAATCAACAACTAGAAGAACTAAACACACAATATAAAGCACAATTACCTAATTGGCAGTTCTATATGAACTCATTTCAAGGTGGTGATGCATATAAAAAACAAGCATATCTAACTAGGTATAAGTTTGAGAATGATGCAGATTATAGAAAACGAGTTAACCAAACCCCATTAGATAATCATTGTGCATCTATTGTTCAAATATATTCTTCATTTATCTATACAGAACTACCAGTAAGGGTGTTTGAATCATTA